CGGTTATGGATCAAGAGATCAAATCTGATGTAGCTATGGGTAAAACAGGTTCTCTTAAAACAGAAACATCTAATTTACGATCCTTACAGCAAGAAATCCTAGAAGCTGGTCGTGCGTTCTCTAAAGCTATTCAAGATGGTGCCGAAAACGCAGAAGAGCTTGGCGCTGCAATGGATAAATTAGGTGAAGAATATGAAAAACAAGAAAAGATTGTCAAGGAATTAGAAAGAGGCGGCGGTAGAGGTGGAATGGGTCTCGGTGGTTGGAGCGGCACTGTTGGTGACGTTTTACAAGCTGTAGCAGCAGGCACTATGACAATGGGTGTTGATAATCCACTGCGCGGAGTTGGTGTGCGCACTGGGTATGCAAATATTTCTAATCGACAATTTTTTGATATGATTGGTGCATCAAGTGGGGATATGTCAGCTTTTAGACGTATTACCACTAATCAATATGCTGCATCTGGCGATTATGCAAATGATATTGGTGCTATGGCTGCTACAGCAGTTGGTACCAGTGCTGGTGCTGATGTAGCTGCTGGAGTAAATGTTGCGGCCAATGCCTATAGTGTAAATTCTGTATTAAGCGGAACAGAAAAAACTGGGCAAGCAATTGGTGGCGCAGCTAGATATGCAGCTAGTTCTGCAGGAAAATTACAAGATGTATTAATGGGGCTCACTAGTGGTGAGAAACGTATTCAAGCTTTTGATGCCCATATGAATCTTACCGACGAAGCAAAAAAGATTTTTGACACCGCTACACAAGCCTATCGTGATCAAATGGGTGGAGCTGTTTTATCTACTAGGGGCGCAGGTAGTGGTCGTAGTGGATTATTCAATGATTTGGATAATGCGGTTACTCGTATGGATTTTGCAAAGCTTGGTGTTGGTTCACAAGAGATGCAATCTATATATCAATCTGGTGTTACTGGACTTGGTGCAGATTTTCGTGGTTCTAGAGCAAGTATAATGGCAAAACGTGCTGCAGCATTGCAACAAGGCGGACTAATGGGTGCCCAAGACTATATGGCATCTGTAGGACAACTAAATGCAGTTGGTGGAGCAGGTGATATGGAAAGTATCATGCGAAATGCAGTTGCTGCTGGAATGGATTCCTCTCGTAATATACAACAAATGGTAAGTGGCATTACTGGGTTAGCACAAAAAGATGCTCTAATGGGCATATCAACTGCCGCGGGTGCAGCAAATCTAATGGGTGTTGCGGTACAAACTTCTGCTCTTAGGAATTTACCTGCTGAAATGCGAGTTGCTGCTGCTGCTGGACAAATCGGCATTATGAATAAATCTATGTCCGATACTAGTATGAATATGTATAACGTGGCAGAAATGTTTTCATTACGTCAAGCTGCACCTGATATCTCTATGGCACAATTAACTCGATTTGCAAGCCTAGACTTAACACAACTTGCTACAATACGCAAAGATCCATCAAAAGCTAAAGAATATGGTTTAGATTTTCTTGCCGATAATCCTCAATTGTTGCAAAAGATGGTCGCAGCTAGTACTCGTGCAGAATTAAATAAACAGGGTGGATTAATACTAACCCCTGGTGCTAGATCAGCAATGAATCAAACTATTGATGAAGGTGGTACCTGGGAAGATATACCTGAGCAATTTCGTCCTGAAATTAAAGCGGCTTTTAGTCAGCGTAATTTAAAAGCTGCATTTTCGTTTGATACTCTTGGAGCAATTACTCGCAATGAAGTTGCTAAAGAAAATAAAATTGAACTTGGAGAAGGAAAAGCTGGGGCTGGTGAAAAAATCTTAGCACAACAATATGAAGCAATGGAAAAACTCAATACTCGTGGTCAAGAAGCATTTAAATTGCTCTATGGTGGGCTTGAAGGGTTTAATGCTAAGCTTCGCACAATTACTGATAATATTAATGTTAAGGATTTTCAGACACAATCTGAAGGTGCTGCATTAAACAGTGAGTTATCAGTTAAAAAATTCGAAGAGGGAGCTGGAACTTTTAAGAATGCAGTGGATAAATTTACAGAGGCATTAGAGGATAAGTTAGGTGTAAATATTCAGCGATACAAAGCTTCACCTGATGACATGGCTAAGAAGAAAATGGAAAGTGCACGCTTTAGGGCTACTGGGGCGGCTGATGATCACAAACCAATACGGTATTAATGGATAAATAATGAGTAATATTAAAAATCCTAATGCTGCAGTTATTGTTTGGACTTACAAACAACGCTTAACACATAAACCTAGTAGCGATGTGCATGATGTCCATGAGACTGTATTAAATACTGTTTCCCTAATGAGTATCCAAACTAATAAAACCAAAAATGCTCCAAATGGCACTTTTTCATTCACCCTGGCTCCCTATAAGAATTGGGTTGGATTTATTGCCCCAGGCAGTTGGTGTGCTATTCTAATGACACAAGATGATTTACCTGAAATTAATAAATTTACATATAAAGCTAAAGAAAATGAGTTAAAGTTCTTTGGTCGTATTAATTCTGTGCGATGTGCTGTTCATGTTGGTGAAAATGGTGAAAGACAAACAGTATATGTGTGTGAAGGGGAAGATTGGGGCTCAGTTTTTAATTCAGTTTTATATATTGATACCAGTATTCGTCAACCCACAGAAAGCCAAGTAGGTATCGCATCTACATTGATATATGGTGATGTAACCAATGAGGTTGTTAAAGGAGAGGTTCCGCCGCCGTCTACCACTAAAAATATAGAAGTACTATTAGACTTATGGGGTAATCAATCCTCATTCTTATCTGGTATTGATGCTGCCTTTGATGCAGCGGGTGGTGCTGGTAGTAATGTAATTTTACACCCTGATGCAGTTTATAAAATTCCCAAAGAAGCAAAAAAGTTTCTAGGCGCCTCTAGTGATAGTATAGCAAATTTAGTCAATAACTCAGATAGTTTAAAAACTGGCATATTAACTGGATATGATGAATATAGTGATACTAGTGAATCTGTAGGAATTATAGATCCAAATAGTGTATTCGGCTCAAATCCTATTTGGAGTGTTATGAAAGATAACTCCAATGAAATTGTTAATGAAATGTTTTGTGATTTACGCTGGGTGGGTGGTAAACCTAAATTAGCATTATATAAAAGAGTAAGGCCATTTCTTACACGAGATGTATCGCCATCTACTTCTAAGGGACCTGCTTCATTAGATATTAATAGTGCAGGAGATATAGTACCCGTTTCACCAAGTGAACAATTATTTGATTCACTAAGTGATGATAGTGGCGGTTCAGTATTGGATTCTGATAAAATAGTAGCTGATATATCATCCAAATTACAATATGTACGACGAGTAAAAATACCTAAAAATGAAGTATTAGCATTTGATGCTGGCACTAATTGGCGAGATAAGTTAAATTTTGTAGAAATACTACCTGATGAAAGTCAATTTCAATACAATGGTCAAAGTCTAGGAATTAATACTGCATCTAAAGGATATGCACAAATAGCAGATTCTGAAGCTTTTGGTCGAGAAGGTTTAAAAGCAGCAAAATTTACATCTCGTTTTTATCCATTAGACCTACAGGGTAATCCTAATTTTTATGATTTTAGTGCTTGGTGTAAAGTTTTAGCACAATGGTATTTTAATAGTCACAATTACCTTAATGGTACAATTGAATTTATTGGTCAAAATACGTTTATTGGTGTAGGTGATAATCTACTAGTTGATGCAAGTATTATGGGGCCTAAGCCTAACATTAATCGTCAGCAATTAGCAAATCCTGGTAATTCTTATTTATTGCTTCATGTTGAGTCATTGTCTCATAATTTCTCTATTGATAGCAATGGTACCCGTCACTGGTCAACAACTGTACAATTTACTCGTGGTGTTGTATGTGATAAAAATGGTGTACCAACTGATATCACGGCGCTTGATCCTGATACATCACTCATGAACCCAACACAAGAACGCAACAATTACAATACTATTAGTACATCTTCAGAACCAGCCGATCCTGATGTTCAGAAAGTACGAGGTACATAATGGATTTTATAGTCCCAGGGTCAGATCGTGTGAGTGGTCGAGTAGATAGCAATAAATTTAAAGATTGTGCTATTCGTGTTGGGGTGGTGTATGAAAAATTTGATGGCGGTAATATAGGTGAAACTACCTACAGTGTGATGGTAGGTATCAATGGGCAGGATGTGCCTATTATGTGCAAACGTATGACTCGTTTTGGCGGTGTACATAATTATGAAGAATTTAGCCATCAAACTTATGAAGATCCTTTAGGTATTGGTTCCAATACTCCATATGCTACACGTCCAGGTGATACAGTTGTTATAGCTTTTTTAGATGGAAGTGCTAAACAAGGAATAATCTTAGGCGGCATAAGGCACCCTGCCAGAGAAGAAAAAATAGAAGATAGTAGTAAACCCGCTTATATATCGCGATTTAATGGTATTGAGAAAACTATTACAGATACTGGAGCACTTGCCTATACATACAAGGGAAAGCTTGCGGGTAGTGATGTGCAACTTAGCCTTCCACCTACTGGCGTTCCGATTCAAGAGGCTGTTGATGATCCCATTAAGGGTGGTAGTACATTTGGTTTTAATGAAGATGGTAATTTTAATGCTTCTGATGGTGGACCACAATCCATAACAATTAATAAAGATATTGTTGGTGGTGGCAATATTGAGATTATATCTGGCACTACATCTATCACTATAGCTGGTGGGGCTAGCTCTCAGGAAGTTACTGTGGATACTCTAGGGGATATAAATCTATCTGCTATCAAGAATATATCTGCATCAGGGCTTGATGTCTCACTTGATGCCAAGAAGTCTATGTCGCTCAATGCACTCAAGGGTATTAGTATTTCCTCCAAGGGGCTAGAATTACTAGATCTTTTAACACAACTCATTGATGCCTTAGGTACAGTAATAGTTATCAGCCCGGATGGTCCATGTTCAGCTACAAACTCTTCTGCTACATGGCCACAAGTTCTTGCCATAAAAGCTAAAATTAAAACAATGATGGGCTAAGCCTACGTCTTATATAATACAATAGGAGGATATTATGGGTTGGACTGATGATCCTATTGGTGAAATAGCTGGCGCTGTCAAAGGTGCTTTAGGCATTAGTAGTGGTGGCTCACCAACAAATATACAAACTATGACCAATGAGCCATATAAGGCTCGGGTTCAAAATTGGTATCGTGCCTTACCTTATGGTTTTCGCTTTAATTCTCGCGATGGCAAAAGCTGGACATGCTATCTACCATTAGCCCCTGAAAATATTGCTGTTAGTACTCATTTTGGAACAAATATTATACCTACATTGTATGGTACCCTAGAAGAGCATAGTGATCAAAGATATTATGATATTGTAATTTCTGGCACCACAGGCTTTATGCCACGATATTATACCCCTTTTAAGGGGAGCACGGAAAGGTCTCTAGGAAGAACTTCTTATAAAGATGATAAATCTGGTGTAGGAATTGATCCACAATTAGCAGGTGGCTTTTTCCAGAGCTCTATTGGAGCCTTAAATCAAGGGTTAAATACTCTGAATAAAATGGCTGAGAATTTTTCTGGAGTAGAAATTAGCTCTGGAGTTGATCCTGCCAAAAGCGGATATATGGCATTTCATAATTTCTATAGATTTTTATTGGCTTATAAGAAAGATGCAGCGGGATTAACAACTACTAAGAAACGCAGTAAGCACCCACTTACTTTTCTTAATTACAAAGATAGTCAACAATATGATTGTGCTATCACTAAATTTGACCTAAAGCGTTCTGCAGCTTCTCCGCATTTATATAACTACACAATAGCTATGCGCGCTTATAACTTACGTGATGTTAATGATTTAGAAGATGCTGGCTCTTCAGATGAGATATTGGAAAATTTAGGGTTAACTGGCGTTAAGGGGTCATTGTTTCAAAAAATGAAGCAGACATCCAATGGAGCCAAAGGGCTTATTGGAGTTGCAAGCGGTGGCTTTGGGGGCTAAATGGCAACTACACTCGATACAGCATATGGAAAATTAGCTGATCTACAACTATGGTTTAAGGTGCAGGATGAAGATTCCTTAACATTAGCTGATATACCTGCTATTATTCCATTACGCTGGGCATATTTTCGTGATAGATGGGAATATTTCAAGCCTACACTTAAATCTAAAATATATAAATATCGTACACCTGATACATTGCGTGCCCATATTGATGCCTTAGATAATTTCATTAAAGTACAGCGTACTTCTCCTATTGCTAATCCTTTTTCTAAGCGTTCAATTTTATATGATTATTATGCTGTATTTGACAATATGCTTATTAGTGAATTGCAAATTAGTTATGAAGAACGATTAATTGTTAAAGCAGAGGTACAACGAGTTGCATCTTTTACCAAAACTGATTTTATTGATATAAAACAAACACTGCGACAAGCCCGTGATGAACTTGCAGACCAAGCAGGTGGTACCGATGAAGATTACAATACGATCTTTAAGCGAAATGCTATTCCTGCTCGTACCAATATCCGTATTAAAGATATTGAAACTATGATGCAGTTTCAAAATAGTATTAAAACTGTTGATTATATATTGGCCAACATTTACTCACTTGAAACTACGTCTGTTGATCCATTTGCTTTGGCAAAAATTAATGCCAATAATTCTGAATATGAGCTAACGCAGTATAAATCAGGCCGAATGGTGAGTATGAATTTTGGCGAAGATTTGCAGTCTCTTGCAGCCCGCACATTGGGTAATCCAGATAAGTGGATTGATATTGCTATTGCCAATGGGTTAAAGCCACCTTATATTGATGAGTTTGGGGATAAGATATACCTTATTTCAAATGGAAATTCTAATTTAATCAATATTGCAAAAAATGATCCAGATGGTAACCCTAACTTTAATAAATTCTATATAAATCAAGTAGTTTATATATCATCTTCCACAGAACTACAACCTGACCAACGGGTGGTTATTAGTATTAAAGAAGTAGCTGTTTCAGGTGAAATAATACTAGAACTTGATGGTGATAAGGATTTAGATCGATATAAGCTTGCACATAATGCAGTAATTAGAGTATATAAGCCTAATACTATTAATAGTAATTTTATGGTACTTATACCATCAGAAGAACCTTTGCCTGATGATATAAAGCAAGAAGTACCTTTTTTCCTTAAATCATCAACTGAAGACGAGCGAAGAGCAAAAGTTGATTTATTTCTAACGGATGATAACGATATTAATTTTACATCCTCTGGGGATGTACAGTTATCCTACGGACTCCAAAATGCGGCCCAGGCAGTCAAATTAAAGATGGAAGTAGAACAGGGTTCCCTACAACGCCATCCTGAATTTGGATTAATTAACTTGGTAGGGAATACAAATTTAGATATTACAGGGCTCCAAGATTTATTAACCCGTAGTATTGATCGGCAAATTGAAATTGATCCTCGCTTTGAGCGACTGGAGCAATTAATAGTAAAATACAGTAGTGAACCACCGAGTTTTTTAGTATATATGCAAGTTAGATTGTCGGGTTCTGAAACTGTAATACCCATAACCTTTAGCGTACAAATATAACTCTAGATTGGGAAAATAGAATGGCCATTAACATACGCACCTATAATGAAATCTTAGGCGATATTATTCGTAAGATTATAGCTGAGACCTCTCTGAATGACGTTAATTCAGGTTCTGTATTGTTGACACTAGCAGAGGCTTGTGCAACAGTGGATTTTGAAAATAATTCGTCAATCCTTAATATTCTTGAGTTGTTGAATATTGATGTGATTCGAGATAGTGATTTAGACTCACGTGCTGCGGATTATGGCTTATCTCGTAAAGTAGCTCAAAAAGCTTCAGGTTTTATATCAATCACCGATTCAACCATTTCTAAAAGAAGTACAGGTTTTTATCAAGTTAAACCTGCACCTATTGCTGGTCAACAAGCTATATATGTTAATAATGCTGAAGGTTGGAATACATCTCATAAGATTTATATTGGCAGAGGTACGCCTAATTTTGAAGGACCTATTGGTATTTCTTCGATTGTAAATAATGGTTCATATTACACTATCAACTTGAGCTCAGCATTGCAACGTGACCACTTAATATCTGATGTGGTTGTGGATTCTCAAGGTAAATCTGACCGTTTTATAGCTGCAGGAACTATCTGTAAGATACCAGCAAGTAGCCAAAATCCTGAAGTAAAATACATTGTACTCCGTGATGCAATATTACCTGCTGGTGAGGATACATTAGAAAATGTTGCAGTTGTAGCTGAAGTTGGTGGAAAAAACTCCAATGCTGGTATTAATACAATTACACAATTTCAAAATACGCCTTTTACTGGAGCGACATGCACCAATACTACAGCATTCACCAATGGATCTGATATTGAATCTGATGACGAGCTTCGTGAGAGGATAAAATCTTATAGTAGTACATTGGCTCGTGGTACTCAAGCATCAATTCTCGCAGCAGTTATTGGTGTTTCTGATAGTGATGATGGCAAACAGGTGGCATCAGCTTACATTACGGAGCCTCCATTGATTGGTGATCCTTCGATTCTATATATTGATGATGGTACGGGTTTTCAGCCATCAACAAGTGGGCAAAGTGTTGATGTATTGTTATCAGATGCTTCAGGTAATGAAGAATTTCTACAACTTGCAAATTACCCGCTCCCTCGCCCAGAAGTAACCAATGCCGCTGATGGTCCATATGTATTAGCTGATGGTATGACCCTAAAGGTGTTGGTAGATGGCGTAGAGGAAACTATTACCTTTAATACTGATGATTTTGTTAATATTACTGCTGCGTCACTTGCAGAGGTTATAGTTGCTATCAATAATCAATCAGAACTATTCAAAGCTAGGTTTACTGAGAATTCTTCAAGAATACTTATGTATCCTACAAGTCATAGCTCAGAAACTATTCAAGTCGTAGCTATTACCGATGAAGAAGATCCAGATTATCATGCAAATTTGATATTTAAATTCCCAACTAATGAATTTTCTTATATTCGTTTATATAAAGATAGCACATTATTGACAGAAAAGTCATCTGCTGCTAGTTTAACAACTAATTCTTTTTCTACTTGGAATATTACTGCTAGTGGCAATATTATCATTAGCGTAGATGGCACACCTGCACAAAATCAAACATTTACCACAACTGACTTTAATGGAACTGCATTTGCTGCTTTAACTATTAGCGATTGGGTAACAGCTTTTAATAATAAATTTGCTGGCATAACAGTTATTGCAACATCTTCTGATCAATTGCAAATAACCTCTAATAAAATTGGTGCTGATTCTTCACTGCAAATCCTAGGTGGTACATATCAAGATAATTGGTTTGCAAATGTTGATACAACCGCAGAAGGTACCCAATCAGATTTTCAACTTAATAGGCAAAACGGTAACTTAAGAATTCTTGCAGATATAGATGAGGGGGATACTATTACAGCAGGCACAAGTGATGCCCGTGGTAATTATGTATCCACTGCCTCTAGTTCTGGTACATATGCAGTATCAACTGATGGTGAAAATCGTGATGCTGTTATGGTATTAGGAGTAGATTCTGATGAGACAGTATCTAGAAGTATAACTGTAACTGCTGGTGATACTATTACAGTACAAGATATGGGCGGTGGAGTTACACGTCTATTATCAACTGCGGCTACTACTTTTGGTCGTGCTCAACCTGGCGATTTCATATACATTACAAGCCGTGGCGGAATTGGCACAACTTTAGTCGATTGGATTCATCCAGATAACTGTGGTTTGCATAAAATCACAGCCAAAGGTGATCATACAAATCTAAATACTGATACATGGATTGAATATAAGCAAGCAAGTTTTGGTGGAACCGATGGTACAGAGCATGTCATTGAGGCTTCTGAAGATTTGCAGATTTTTAAATCAGATGAATATCCTCAAATATGGCGAGGATCTTTCTTGGCAACCCCTGCCGCTGCAACTGTACAAGAAGTTGTAGATTCCATGAATGATTCTCTAGCTAATGTTAATGCTTCTGTTTATAAAACTAGTAGTATTAAAATTAGCTCAAGTACAGAAGATGATGGCAGTATTGCATTGCCGGTCTCGGTTGCTAGTGCAACCAACGTGTATCCTACACGTCAAGAGCGACAAACAGGCAATCCATCTCATATTGCATATCAAGTTCCCTCTAAGGATGCTTTTACATTCTTTAAGCGCACAACTCCTACAGATGTAGCTGCTGGTGGAACAGCTAACCGAGAAGTTTGGCTAGATCGTCATACTTATGGTGATTATAATGCACTAATTAGTGCTGCTGCAGTACCATCCTCAACCTACACATCAGGATATAGTGAGCAAATTAGTTCTAATGTATTTGATTCTGATATAGTAAATCCTGATGATATTATTATGTTTCAAGCTGGAAACAATAAGCGTCATTATCGATCAATTCGTGAAATTCAAGCAGCAAATTTTGTTGGAACACAACATGCAAAACCACGAAGTATTTTAGATCATGTTACATCTGATAAATTAGGCCTTGTACGACCACTACAGCTACACCCCAATGATAGTGTTGTTATGATCCTTGACCAGGATGCAGTAGCCAAGACTATTGATATTCCACTCTCTAGGTCAGGTATTGTTAATACCGATACATCGGTTACAGCATCTGTATTTTCTGCCACAGACCTTGATGGTGAAGAGGGTGTGGGGTTTGATGATACTCAAGTTTGGGGCACTGCAACCAATAATACAGATTTCAAAGATTATGCTGTATGGATGCAGGCTAGAAACTGGTACATGACTGGTGGCGCCTATCCAGGTAATAATGCATTAGCTACAACTTCTGGAACAATGATTATTCGCTCTGCAGAATATGGCCCTCAAGGTGAAAACCTACGCTTTAAACTTGAATACCCTAGTGTAGCAAGTTCTGATAATATAATCACACACTCCAATAATGGTGCATCTTCTACTACTACATACTTTTTTGGCTCAGGTGATGCTCGTGCAACAAATATTGGAGCTAGTTCTGAAGTAGAGATTAGTGATGTAAGTCATTTAGTTTCTTATGCTGGTTACGATAGAGGTATTATTAGATATAAATTCATCACATCTGGTGTGGATTTTAGTGTATTGGATGTTGGTGATGTAATTGGTATTGGTGCTGATGTAGGGTTTACTAATACTGAGAATACAGGTAATTATCGTATACTTGGTATTGGAACTACAGCTGGCAATACTTATATCGATGTCCATAACCCTAGTGCTATAGCTACTATTGTTGGGCGCAAAGAAATTACACATTTAACACTTGTTGATGAAGGAAGTGTTAAAGAGCGTACTCAGGTTATTTGTGTAGCAGATATAGCAGGTTCCTTAGATGGTAAGTATTTTATACTCCAAGATGATGTTGGGAGTGTTGCCTTTTGGATAGATGTTGATGACACAGGTACTGCTGAACCCTCTCATGGGGCGAATCGTTCTGTAAAAATTACTACAGTTACAACTGGTATGTCTGCAACTAATGTAGCAAATGCCATATATACCGCAGTTACATTGGATAGTGAATTTGATCCTGTAAGTAATGCAACTGGAACTTTTATCGTTGAAAGTAGCGAGTATGGTACTCGAGCTGCTGCTTCTGCTGGTGATTCAGGTTTTACTGTGAGCCAAGATACAGCCGGTGCTGATAGTAATATGGATGGAGAATATCTTTCACTATATGATTCTGAGGGAGAGGTTTGTTTTTGGATTAACACATCAGGTAGTGCCGCTCAACCATCTATAGGTGCTAATCGATATGTTGAAATTAATACAATTAATGTCGGTGAGTTAAAAGAAACTATTGGTGGTAAAGTATCCACTGTTATTAACAATGATAGTCAATTTTCTAGCAATGCGAGTAATCAATACGCTAACGCCACAGATGAAAATACTGGCATACGTATAGATGCGTCATGGAGCACAGGGATTGCTGCTGCAGGCGCATCAGTAAGTGTACTACAACAAGGTGTAAATGGCAGTACTGAAGTTGTATTGTATCCAAGTAAAATTAATATTTACCCATTGACTAAAACTTCGGTAGCTGATATTGTAGAAAAAGTTAATGAAGGTTCATTGATTGAAGCAGTAGCTGTAGGCGATGATAGTAGAGAAATTACTAAAGCAACACGTGATGATCAATATACCCCCGCAGGAGTGAATGATTATAGTGTATCTCTATCCTATGGTCACACCCCAGACCCTGGATATCGTGAGATTACTAGTATTAAATGCTTAGGTACCACTACTACATTAAATAGTGAATACTTTATACTACCTGATGGCCCCACAACCACTGTGGCATTTTGGTACAATATTTCCGGTTCTGATCCTGAACCTGCCCATGGTGCAGATCGTTCTGTTGAAATTACTAATGTTGTTTGGGGGACTCAATATTATGTAGCTGAAAAAACTGCTATAGCTATTAATAACGACCCCAATTTCACATGTGTTAATCCTGATGGTTTTTCAGAAGATACTATTTATGTACAAAATGTTAATGTAGGTGCACATACTGAATCTGCAAGTGGTGGTAACTCAGGCTTTACCGTGACACAAATAGTTGCAGGTAGTGATGCCAATCCAGCTGCTAATTATGTATCACTATATGATGGTATTAATTGGGTTAAGAGTTTCCAAAACTTAGATCCTCATTTTACATTGAAAGCTGAAATGGTACTACAAGATGTATGTGATGATAGCACATACTCCATAGATAATAATCCTAATTATGATTCTAGTGAATTAGGTGAGAAATTTAAGCTAGTACCAGTTACTCCAGAAAATGTATATCACCATTTTACGCAAAAAGCATTATCTCAGTTACCAATTGTAGCCGATGTTGATTACACCAATATGAAGCGCAAAATACAAGTAAAATCACAGCAATTGGGCTCTGATGGTGCTGTTGAAGTAGTAGGTGGTAATGCAAATGATGCAAGCTTTTCCATATTTGGAGAAAGTCAAACTGTATCAGAGGATGGTAATGATTTCCTAGCAGTGTCAATTTCTACTTTTCCAAATACCCTAACTAAAGGTGATTTGGTAGAACTAGAGAACACCCAAGATTCACCTAGGTATTCACGCCTAGATGAGGATGACTCTATAGATGTGGTACCCGAGGGGGGAACTACTAATGTGCAATATCAATATAATCACAAGGATTTACAATTATCTAGTAATGTAAGATTTACTATATCTGATGTTTCTGTTGATGCAGCTAAGGTTCAAAATATTGCAACCACTAGTGAGGGTAATGTTAAGGAGCAAACACAGATTGTGTGTGCTGCCGATGTAGCTGGTTCCTTGGATGGTAAGTACTTTATACTACAAGACAATGATGGAAAAGTTGCCTTTTGGTATGATATTGACAACAGTGGCACAACAATACCAGATGCAATTGATACCACAGGTGGTAATTCAGAAGGTGTAAACCGCGCTGTTGAAATTACTACAGTTGCCACAGGTGATTTAATTGGAACTGTAGGTACCAAAACATATACTGCCATTGATACAGATAGTAAATTTAGTGGAATTAGTGATGATACCGCTGGTACTATTGTAGTAGAAAATACTGAATATGGTGCAAGGGTATTAGGATATAATGGCGATGCATCACCTGGCTTTACTTTTAGTGCATTGGTTGAGGGGCAAGATAGTCTGTTAGATGGTAATTTTTGGACTTTCTATTCCACTGATAATGAGGCTTCATTCTATGTATGGTACAACTCGGATGCTGGTTCAGCAGTTGATCCTGCTCCTGATGGATATGATTATGGTATCGAAGTCGCAGTATCCTTAGGTGATACAGCTGATACTGTTGCTAGCGCCACTAGGTTAGCATTAACCAATAACGAATATGTAGCTAATTATTTTACCATTAGTGGTGCTACTAATAATATTATATTGACTAATTTAACGGTTGGTGATGCAAATGATGCAAGTGATGGTAGCGCATCCACAAACTTTGCTTTCACTATCACTACCGAGGGTGCAGCTCATGGTCGTAATGCTACAACAGTATGGCGTTGGCGGCATAGTCAAATTGGTGAATATGTAAATATAACAGATAGGTCCGTTGGTACCGTAACAGCACCTGGAGTAGTTAGTCCTACGAGTAAAATTGAAATTAATGATATTACTCGCGGCGATGCATCAACTGCACAAAACTTTCACCTTATTATGTCAGGCGGTACACCTGCTCAGGCAGATTTTTACTATATGACATCACAATCTGGAACTGTATTTGCAGTTTGGTTTGATGTAGACGGTGATGGAACATTACCTACTCATATTGATTTTACTTCTGCAGATGTAAAAATCCGTGTAGGCATAACCAGTAATGATTTTGAAAATGAAATTGTTAATAAAATCTCTGATGCATTAGTTGCCAATACAGCGTTTAATAATGTATTTGCAGCTGCACCAGTTGCAGGATTCTCTTTTAATAATGCTAATATTGGTGATCTACTTAAGGTCTACAACTATAATAGTGCTGATTTTGATCAATCTGATTGGAATGCTGGTAATATTAGCTTTGATATTGGAGATGGTCGAGTTAGTGGTTGGCCAATTGTTGCTGTAAATACAACAAACAACTATGTAGATGTAGTAAATCCTTTTGGCGAAGCAATGACTGATAAAGCCGTTGGTGATGGTAATATTGCCACTTCACCATCACCGATTATACGTTGGAATTTACGTCATGTATCAAAAACTGAAATCAGTAATATAGATACCAATACTTCACCTGACATCATTGTAACCACCACTACACCTCATTATTTAAAAACTGGTGATAAATTCACGATTGCAGATAATTATGTAGATAATGATGGTACGGGTTATGTAGTTACTTCAGTCTCAAACTCAGTACGATTTCACTATACTGATGCTGGAGCTGGAGCACCTGATACCTATGATGGTGGATCAATCATTAAAACTGAAACTAATAGTGTTGCATGTGAAAATACTCGCTATAAAATTGAGCCCATGGCATATAATAATTTAGTTCGTATTTCATATGTTAGCGGTCAAGCTCCATATTTTCTTGATTTAGGTGTTGCTGTTGATGATTTGGTAGTAATATCTGGATCAACATTCCTAAATGCCAACCGAGGTACCTTTAGGGTTCTTGGTGTAGATCAAGATTATATCATTATTGAAAATCCTAATGCAATTGCCGAGACTAATACATTAGATTATTTTAACAATAGTAGTAGTAATGTTACTTGGACTAATTCTAGTGATGAAATAACTGGTAGTGTTGGTGACTTTCAAAATCTCGCAATTGGTAATTGGGTTAAAAAATATGAAGATGAAGAAAGTCTTTATGTGCAAATAACTGATTTGCAAAATGACCTAGGGGCTACTGTAAGTGGAGATGCAGCTACTGTTGTTCAACTAGCTGATGCATATCGAGGAACTAGTGCTGAAGCACAAGGTGTGTTTTTTGATGCTGTCACTGATGTCGATACAGGTGTATGGCTTCGCAATATGGATGATATTACCATTTATGAAGGTGATTGTGTGCAGGTTGGTGATGAATTATTTATTGATAATATTTCACACGATGATTGGTTTGATTTTACCAATGTGGGTACTCGTGAAATTAACGCTTTTGGAACCTCTGATGACCATAAACCATATATTAGTGTTGATAACAATGCTGGTATTGCAGAAACAGATAGGCTGTTGTCAGTTAGCGACTCGGGTGTGATTATTCATGAGGGTAGAAACAATAGGTTTAAATCTATCAGGCAGATTGAAAACGTTGTACTTGATGAAACAAATAGTTCACGTCGAACTGTATTCCTATCGCCTAGTAATCGATCATACAAATACTCAAGAACCAATGGTACAAAACTCTCTACTATTGGTAAATTGGGTTATGAAGTGGGTGTAGTGAGCGGAATTGATGGATATAAATACTATACAGGATTACTGCGGACTGTACAGAGGATCGTAGATGGTTATGAACCTGATCCTGCTACCTTCCCAGGTCGTCGTGCTATTGGTGGTGTAGTAGAAACATTGCCACCTCTAATTAATAGTATTGTATTATCAATCGATATTACCACCAATGAAGGTATTAACCTCAATGAGATTAGTGCCAATATTAAATCTACAATTATTGATTATGTTAATAATCTAGGTGTTGGTGAAGATGTTATATTAGCTGAAATTATAGTACGTTGTATGGAGATAGTTGGAGTCGAAGCTGCCACCATGAGTATTCCTAACCCAAGTAATGAACGTATAGCAATTGCCGATAACGAGAAAGCATATGTTGAACCTGGCAATATCAGTATTGCTTAAGGATTATATTGATGGACAATAAAACAAAAGTTGATCGTATTCATGACTTAATGCCTAAGGTCTTTAAGACACGCACCAACCCTAATTGGAGCGCATTGATTGAAGCTCTAGGGGAATCTGATGAGAATTTATCAGAATTAATTCAAGAAGTAAGAAAACAATTTTTTGTAAAAACCGCATCACGCCCATATTTAGACCGATTAGGTGCTAACTATAAGGTTTCACGCCCTCGACTAGTGGGTATGGATGATGCTTCTTTTCGAGACTATATTCCTGTATTGGCATATCAACCTAAGCAAGTAAAGCTCGTAATTGATAAATTACTAGATATTTTCTTTTTCAAAGAGTCTACAACAGCATTTATCCAATCTAATTTATCTTCAGATTTTGAACTTGAAGATGGCTGGACACTAGATATTACAGTAGATGCTAATTATACTGAGCGTATTACATTCAATGCTGATGATTTTACTGATATTAGTGCAGCTACAGCTACTGAAGTTGTTGGTGTATACAATAGGCAGGCAGAGTATACTTTTGCAATTGTATTTGATGATAGAATTCAGAAAAAAGAATATGTAAGAATTTTTACCAATACAGTAGGATCCAAGGGATCACTTGAAATAGCCGGTGGATTGGGTAATAAGGCTTTTCAATTTAGTGGCTACAATGACAATGCAGGCTCAGCAGCAAATACTCAATGGTCAATTGCCAAAGTAGGTAACATCATGACCTTTACACAAACTGGTGGTGATAATGCTGGTTTGTCTAATGTACAAGTAGGTGATATTGCTTTAATCAATACTACTGACAATGTAGGGTCTTTTGTAATTACTGCAATTGATGCTGGAGCAGGATCATTTTCCTATATTGATGTATTTGGCACAGGCGGAGTTACCCACGATCACACAGGTTTAGATACTTTTGTAGATTTTCTAACACCACAAAAAACAGTAATTTTTACTAAAAACAATAGAGCAGTCTCATGGGAAGTATCTCCAGGTGAAATTATTATTGAAATGCCTGCATCTCCGCCTGTTGTTAAACGTGACCTTAAGGGATCAGCGCATATTAATGCAGCAATTTCTACTATGACTAATCGAGATTCTGATACTTCATTAACTGTAGAAAATGCAACTGATTGGCCAACAAGTGGTAAATTCTTATTACAGGAAGAGCAGGCTATCGTAAGCCGTATATCAACACCTATTGCCGAAGAAGAAGTCACAACGTCAATGGGGACTCGTTTTGATAAACAAAAAATGTATACATATACAGGCTTAACTGGTAATCAACTTACTGGCATTACGCCTAATTTACCAGAATTAGCGCAGGTATATCAAGTAGATATTGCCTCGGCAGTACGTACAGGCTCTAATACTGCAACAATTACTACCGATACTGCTCATGGTTTTGAGGTTGGTGAAGAAGTAAAAATACAAGATGTTGGGGCTGGATTAGCTGTGCCAGTCAATGGTACGTGGAAAATACTATCAACCCCTTCTGATGTGACATTTACTTTTTTATCAATTGGAGATAATGGATCAGCAACCCCTAGTACTGGCACTGCACGAGTTGAGCGAATTGGTTTAGCAAACTCAGGCTCATTAGTTCATCTTTCTACAAGCCGAATGGATACTGGGATTATTGGCCCATATATTTGGGATTTAAGCGCTGATTACGTATTATCTTCACTCACAGGTCAAATCGAGTTTGAAATTAATGCAGGTCAAATTGTTCGTACTTTGGAAATAAATGATGATAATAATATACCAGATGGTGATGGATATGTAATTTTTGACTTTGGTACATCATTCGAAGAAGGGCCTGTTCGGTATCTATATAAACCAACAGATGGATCACTACAGCTAGACCCAGCATATATATTCCAATATGATCATGAAGTTGGGTCTTCGGTGACCGTAATTCGCAATCGTGGACCCATTATTATGAGTGGTGCTGGGCTGGAATATCCACCATATATCACTAATCCAGCAGTTGCTCGAACAGTATTACAGGATTTAATACAAGAAGTAAAATCTGTAGGTATATTCTTAGAGTTCTTGGTTAGATTTCCTGAGCAATTGTATGCGACTCTGGATGTTTATGAGAGCGATAATGAAGATTTGTGGCCTGTGAGAGATGATTTATAAAAGCCAGCCTGATGAGGCCTATGGTATAATATAAGTTGATAACATTGAAGATTTAGGAGAATATTTTGGCTGTTTTAGGAAGAGTTTTAATCGGTAGTTCAGAACGGCTTGATCTGGCTGATTTACTATCTGTGGATAGCTTTACCGCTGCCGACTTTAAATATTTATTGCAAAGTTTTGTTGGTAGTACAACACCATATGTACTTGCTGGTTGTGAAGTTAACAATCCTGGTGACTCTATCGGGACAACATCCGTTGCAATCAATATCCATGATTCAGTAATTTATCATCCTACTGCCTCTGCTGGGCCTTTTTTCTATGGACTAGAAGAAGGCAACGAATATGCGGCTCCTTTAGTTCCTGAATTACGCAAAGAAGCAACAAACTTTATTTATCTAACCTTTAATACTTTTGAAACTGCACAAGACTCTAGGGCTTTCTGGGATCCAGATCAGGATGGTGGTACTGGTAGTGAATTTAGTCAAGATGTCAATACTGAATCTGTTCTTTCTGTTGAAGTAGGTGTTTCAGTAGCTACTTTCCCCGAGGGAACTATACCTATATGTAAAGTTACAATGGATGCTTCTGTTATTACTAGCATACAAGACTGTCGCAATATGATGTTCAGGCTTGGAACTGGTGGTGTAGCACCTAATCCATTTCAAGACTATAGTTTTCGAAGTTTGCCATCAAGTTCATTCCAGCGTACTGAACCCGCTACAACAATGGGCACGACTACTAGCGCTAACTGCTTCCAGGGTGGTGATAAAAACATCCGTACCATGAAAGAGTGGATGGATGTAGTAATGACACGGATTAAAGAGCTGGGAGGTACTACATATTGGTACGAAGAAAGCACTGGTGGTTCAAGTGGTGGTGGTGCCGGTAGTTCTACTGATTTTCTAAAATCCAAAGGTGCTTGGCATCACTCAGATTCTAGTCCTTCAGAAATTGAATTCACAGAAGATATCCAAAAAGTTAATCTATTGGATCCTAGAGTTATTATATTCCGTGCTTGTACTAAAAATCTAGATAATGATGAAGTATTGTATGCGGATTTGATTGACGAAGCTGAAATTAATGCCGCTGGCGATGGTGTTGATTGGACCAATGGTGCAAGTTATGTCAATGGTGCCCCAGGAACATTTATCAATCTACAAAAAGGTGATTGGATTAAAAAGAAGACTGATACCCCTGATAAATGGCTACGTGTTGAGGGGTTTTGGGATCAGGCAGGCGGTACAGGTTCTCCTGCATCTCCTGCTGTTGCAATATCAATTACCCTAAGTGGAAATTATCAAGGTATTGATTCCGCAGTACCTGAATCTTCTGAATATACTCAAGGTGTTTATAATAGCACAGATTTGCAAATAGCTTCTCGTGGTGATTCTGCACTACAAAGTTTAACAGGTAATTTCTTTTGGCTTGCAGCTAGAAGTGACTCAATTCATTCTGCTGCCAGTATTGTATCTACAACATTATCTAATATTGCAATTACAGAAGCCGATGGTCAACGAGCTCGTTGTACACTAGTTACCCATGGCCTGGAAGATGGTTATCGTGTTACTATTGAAGCTGGATCTGCATATGCTGGAGAATATGAAGTTGAAGTTGAAGATGCTGATATATTTTACATTGAAACTACAGCCACAGGCGATGAAACAGGTGTTGATGCATACTATGCTATGGTTACATTGGAAGAGCGTGTATCTAGTGCTTCTGGTATTACACTTGAATCTGAAACCCATAATTTTGAAAACAATCAAACTATTATAATCAGTGATACATCATACTATGATGGTTCATATACCATAACTATTCCGCCTAGCAGTGTTGCTGATTATACCAAAAAGATTCAAATTCCTATCTCAGCTGCACAACCAACTGATAATATAGGTACCGTAACTCTCCCAAGAATGAATGTACGTGATGAGTTTGGTGTTACGAAAATTGTTCAAGGTGAAACTGTTGATATCGGCGAAGGCACAAGCGATGCCTTTATGGACTATGTTGGTTTTGATAGTGGTATGGTATCAGGTAATGTGGATTACTATACTTCTGCAACCACCACTAGCTATAATACCAAAGATGGAATGTCGAATTACAACAGCTCTCCATCCGATAATTTGACCACTAGGGCTGCAAAATTAACTGCTATGATGGCAGATCGTATCCAGGATCGTGGCATTATATTTCAGGGTGTAACTACTATATCCAATAATGATGGCACGACCGATCGCGATATCGCAGCTTCTGCTACACTTCGTGTCTTGAAACCTGGCAGTGCATCTCAAATATTAACACTTACTGTTGATGAATTGGGAACAAATGAATGTGCAGTTTGTACCATAGATCGTAACGGTAGTAGTGGCATATCACTCACTAAAGAATCATTTAATAAATCATTTCTATTAGAAGAAAATAAATTTATTATCTTCTATCGCCTTACTACAACTGATATTTACACATGGGAAGGTATAAAGATACCTGCTGGGGGAACCCACACTTATGGCGAGCGATTGAAGCCTCGTCTATATTCAGATCAGGATAGAAATGCTAAATTAGTTGGTGGTGGAACTTGGCATTGGGATTTGGCTAATACTACCCTAAGTTGGTCATCCGATGCATATGTACAGATTCCTGGAATTGCAGATGCAAGCAATACAATTCAAGCTGGTAATAACGCAACAATTGCCGATGGTGATGTTTTACATGTAACACTCGAGCGAACAACTGGAACCAATAACCTTTCTGTAACTGATACAGCAATTGCCTCACTTACCCCAGATGAAGATACCTATATATTTGCTCGACGTATTGGCGATGAAATTATTGTCGGTGAATCATTCCTTCTTAAGGACAATGAGTACTTAGAGCTTGACGGTGCCTTAGCGGAAATTAATCGATACCATGGACAATTGAAAATTGATGATGGGGCAGCAGATGATCAGGTAATTATTACTGCGCCTGATATTTCGATGCTAGATGGAGAATTTTTAAGTCAAGAGTTGAATGGCTTTTTATTAGATATAGCATCCGACATCGTTGTGGATTTTAATGCAGGAACAATATCTGGTGGAGCAAGCGGAACAGCTTTTACTCCAGGTGTAGATAGCGATGGAGTTTCTTTAGTCAGCGGTGATTATGTTTGGTATGCATTAGGATTGTTACCAGATACACTTAGCGCTTTAAATAAGATGAGCGTAACTGTCCAAGTAACACCTGGTGTGAAAAATAGTGTAGAAGCATCAACACCATATCCTGTAATTATTGGCTCAAAGAAAATTGGTCTTGTACAGGTATACCATGATGGCTCAGATTTAGAAGTAACAAAGATAATTCGCTTTGGAACTGGTGCTGGTGGTGGAACTGGAACCGGTGATGCAAATAGTTTAACTGAAACACTAAAGAATCAGCTTATTAATTCTTGGTATGAATATGTAACACCAAATATCTTTAGTTCTAGTGAAGATGCACTTGTAGATGGAGCATCTACTGGTGGTTATTCAGCGGCAACATCAACTTTTGACATCGATGCTGGCCAAACAATGATATCCACACAATCACTCGATCAAGACTTTCTAGCTGATCCTCGGATTCTTCAGGATTATCAATTAACAGTCTTTTGGGATGCTAATGGCGTTGACACAACGGCTGATGCCGCTGAATCGTTTGATATTACAGTAGTTACTTACGGCAGTATTACAAATGCTGATTATATCAAGTTCTTCTCAATCGATGACACTAAGCAATATTGCCTATGGTTTAATGTATCTGGTAGTGATTCTGCCCCTTCTGTTACTGGTACGGATGAATATATTGAGGTTGCAGTCAATGGCTTAGCTAGTAACGATGCGGTTGCAGGAGCAATACGAACTGCTTTGACTGGTATGGGTGATGCATCTAATTATGATATATCTATTGCTAGCAATGTAGTAACAGTGGCTAGTAAATATAATGGTAGCAGTACAGATGCTTCATATACAACTGGTGCAGAAGTTACAGTTGGTAACTTTACACAAGGTCGTGCGACTTATATGATTTCGCGCGATGGTGGTAATGAATATCAAGCAGTGT